TCTGTGGGAAGGCGATTGGAAAGCCAACTCGGGCTGTGCCAAAGCACAAAAGAAGCGCGAATCTATTCTCAAATGGCTAGACGGTGTTGCCACATACGGCATGACTCTGGATATCCCTACCTGGGTTATTCATGACAAGAATGCCAGCGACAAGTGCGGTATCAAAACACTGCAAGAAGCAGTTGACGCTACCAAATACAACAACGAATACTTTATGAAACATCGTAAAGGTGTTAAAAATGGTGGCATGAAAGTGTTGAATGTTCTGCAGGGTGCCAGTCATGCCGACGCTGATCGCTGGTACGACCTAATGAAAGACTACTGCGATCCTGTCAAGTATCCAGACACACATTTTGATGGCTGGAGCATGGGTGGACAAAACATGTGTGATGTACACCTGGTACTCCGACGCCTGGTGGCTCTGCGCTATGACAACCTGTTGCAAGAAGGCATACACGACTGGATGCACTTTCTAGGCACAAGCAAACTGGAGTGGGCAGTGTTGCTCACAGTGATTCAACGGGCGGTGAGAAAGTATGTGAATCCGGCCTTTACCATCAGCTTTGATTGTGCCAGTCCGTTCCTGGCCACTGCCAACGGACAGGTGTACTTTGAAAGTGTGTTCCCGCATGATGACAAGTGGAGTTACCGCATGGCTCCCAGTGCCGACGATAAAAAATATGCCACTGACACACGCAAGTGGGCCACCGGAGTTGTTGCCGACGGCGTCTACGATCGCTGGCAAGACTCGCCCATAAGCCAACATCTGCAGATGAAAGATATTTGTTATTACAAACCCGGTGACCTAAATAAGATTGGCAAAGAAGGCAAAACAAGTTGGGACAGTTTCAGCTATGCTTTGTTGATGGGTCATAATGTGTGGTTACATTTGGAATCAGTGCAACGGGCCAACAGAGAATTTGATGCTGGATCAAGACCCAAAATGATGTGGGACACCAATGGCGATTACACCAAGTTTGAAGACATTGTGGAAGCAATCTTTGCTACACCAGATCGAGCAGAAGCAGAAGCCATCATTGAACAGTACGATCGTTATTGGATGGACATAGTCGGCACTCGCGGATTCAAAGGCAAGAAGGCCAAAAACGCTCGTTCACAATTCAACGCATTGTTCGAAACAGTTGACGACGAGGTCGATGATAATGTACAATCACAACAAGCAATAGACGATCGAATTGCAATTCAAGAAGATTTAGGTTTATGATTAGAAAAGATCACGACGATTCGGTAAAGTTCTTTACTGGAACAGAAGTAGAACACACTCCTGCATTGGGAAAGAAAACTCTGTTTGTGGTGGGTGTGCAGTCAGTGGATGACATTGCTGCACACCTAACAGGCTGCGAACACATCTACTTTGGCGCCAACCAGAGTTTTCCCAACTATGACATCAATGCTCGTGGTTGGCTAGACTGGGAGAACATGATTGGACCATTCCTAGACCGAGGTTATCTATGCACCCTAGACATAGATGTCAAATCCGTGGAAGGCTTGTTAGAAAGCGGATTCACCGAACATCACAACTTCATTCCCATGATATCGGTCAAGCTGCCTTACATACGCCAGCTGGGCTACAACGCCACACTCAAACTGGACGACAAAGACTTTGCTGCTACCAATCCTGGAGTGTGGTGTCACAGTGTACACAAATTACAAAGTCGCACAGCATTCACTGACTGGGATCAGTACAACAAAGACGAGGTAGTAAAATGATTAGATGGTTATGGTCAAGAATGATGAAATGGGGTTGGGATTTCAACCACAATCTACAAGAAAACGATGTAGTCTATGCCCTAGGAAGCAGAGATGATGATAGTATTGAATTGTCAGACCCATTAACCTTTAGAATACAAACAGTGTTGGGCGGCACCTTGATAGAAACCAGTTATTATCATAGGAAATCAGAGGATCGTCGCTCTAAATTATATATTGTCACACCAGAAGAAAACTTGTCTGAAAGTGTGGGTAAAATTGTAACCATGGAACTACTACAAAAATGATACAAGCACAACGAGAAGCAATAGATCGCATCGTGGAAAAGGCCGAACGCAAAGTCTGGGTCACATTCCAAAAAGAAGGCATACATAAATACCCTGCGGCGCTGACAGATCCAGCGTTGGCCACAGGAGATGAATATGATGTATCGTTTTTGGGCCATCCTCATCGCCACATCTTTCATTTCAGGGTGTGGATCGATGTGTTCCATAATGACCGGGACATCGAGTTCATCCAATTCAAACGCTGGCTCGAAAACCTGTTCCGGCCTAAACATACCGACAATAACAATAATACGGATTCCGTTCTAAGCCTTGACTACAAAAGTTGCGAGATGATCGCAGATGACATATATATACAGATTGCACAGCGATATCCGGACAGAGCTGTGTGGATTGAAGTATCCGAAGACAATGAAAACGGCTGCTTGATCAAGTATGAACTTTCTCGTCCTAACCTCTCTTTAAAAATTTAAAAATTTTTAAATCTCATCAACCTTTAAAAAAGAAACATCATGGCCAAACAACTCGTACAAGCCAACCCCAAGTCTACAGCAGCACTGGAAGAACTAGGAACCTTTCTGGAATTTTGTTGCGATTTTGGATATCGTTACAATGAAGCAGACCTGTATAACTTCAAAAGTTATGCCTGGCAGCAATACAACAAGTTCACGCAGGGTAAAAACGCTCGTGACATGTGGGCCGAAGATGCTCGTAGGTTAAACAGAAATATTTAAATCTTGGTTACAATATTTTTTGTTCCAGGAATGTTTGGATCAACTGTTGAATTTGTGCTAAGGTCGTATACAGACAAATTCAACAAGGTCAATGGAGAAGTGTTGTCGGATGGATCTATGCATTCATTTGAAAAAGCGTTTCACCCAACTGATATGGAATCAATAACTCCAAAATCTGTGGTAGATATATCCACCCCAATATATCCATTTAAAAAACAACATTTTCCTGAAATACTACAAGCGTTTTTGAACAATAAGCTCATACACAACACAATAATACTACATGCTGATTCCTTACGAGCAGCCGAACTTAATATTTTATTTCAATATCACAAAATAGCGTTTGGTGAAAAACTAAACCTCGGCCTTGATATTTTTTGTTACAATAATACTCATGACATTGTAAACTGGAATCAAAATTATACTCACTGGGACCAAATGCAGTCATGGGAGTTGCGAGAATGGTTTAGTTTGTTTTATGTTCCATGGGTGCAGGAATGGATTGAGTCACAACATCAAGCGCCCGATACATATTTAAAAGTGTGCAATACTGATATACTGTATGATACTAAGAATACTTTCAAACGCATTTTTAAATTTCTTAATTTAACACCGACCGGCGATCTTGATTTGTTTATTGCTGATTGGACAAAAAAACAGCAATACATTGTAGACGAGTTTGACTTGTTAGATCGTATAGTTGATTGCTCTATTAATAATCAACCACTGGAGTGGCAACCCATTAACCTCATAGCAGAAGCTATTGTGCAACAGAGACTACGAGCAGTTGGTTACGAAATACGGTGTGATGGACTAGATACGTTTCCAACAGATTCCAGAACACTTTACAACTTATTGGAGAAATGCTAACATGGGTGCAAGCAGAGAAAAAGATTTGGCAGACTTTGACCTTGAGCGTTTTGTTGACATGTTCGACGAAGCTATGACCAGTCAAGATCCGCGTGTGATGGATGCGCTGCGCGGTCTCATGATGATAGTGCTACTGACTCGTCCTGAAATCAAAACAGAACACAGTCGCAACCATGGACCTCTGAGAAGATTGTTCGAAGACATGAATCATCTAAATAGACGTATGCATGACATGGAAGACAAAGTCAATAACATGGGTCGATCTAGTGATTCGGCTGAAAAATATGCATACACCCATTATCCTGACAAAAAGTATGCCATGACTGCTACACAGGCAATGGCCGCGCAAATTGATCGAGATGTATTGAACCGAGTACAAGGACTAAATGAACGAGAAGATTAAACAATTTGCCGAACAGGCTAAAAAATATGCTCTTGATGCTATGATTAAAATCACAGACCGAGAACAAGCATTGAAAGTGTATTCGGAATCTTATGATACAAAGTTCGCCGAGTTGATTGTGACGGAATGCTTGCGGCAGGTTGAAGAACAATACAAACCTGTGTTGGAAGATGAAGTCATGATGAAGGACACGCATTGGGGTGGATATGTCCAATGCGGTGTTGATAGTTATGTGGCCATTAGAGAACATTTTTTTGGAGTTGAAGAATGAGAAAACTATTTTATTGTGGTTTGGAGTCGTATGAAGCAAGGTACACTCTACAACTGACTGAATGGAACCGTCGTGTGTTCGATCGTAGAGGGTTGGATGTAGTTTATGTTCCAGGCAGCACCATTGACAACACACAAAGTATCAGCGTGGGACAGGTGTTGGATGCACACGGCCGCAGTTACTTTGGCATGAGCCAAATGATGAATCTTGTGCAAATGATGCGCCGAGGAGAAGTCACAAGTGAAGATGTGATCTACTTTGAAGACATGTTTCAGCCCGGTATCGAGAGCTTGCCTTATATTCTTGATCAAGTGGATGCGGATCAGCGTCCTAGGATCTATGTTCGCTGTCTTGCTCAGGCCATTGATCCTGATGATTTTGTTCATGTATGGGGCATGGAAAAGTGGATGGGCCTGTATGAAAAAATGGTCAATGAGTTTGTGACAGGTGTGCTTGCTACCAACGAAGAAATGGTTGCTCACATGCGTATTGCAGGCTGGACTGCTCCTATCTACAACATCTCAGGCTTGGCGTTCGGCAAGGCAGAAGTACTGGAACGCATCGGCGGTGCGGAAAAAGTCCGACCATTTGAAGAACGCCCTCGTCGAGTGGGTTTTGCAGCTAGGTTTGATCAAGAAAAACAACCGGGCTTCTTCATGGATCTGATTGAGATGTACGGTGAACTCACCACGGAGCCTTGTGAGTTTGCCATCTACTCCGGCGGTGCATTGCGCAGCAACAATCCTGAATTTGTGACCCGTGCTAGAGCCATGGAAGCAGCCGGCAAGTTAAAAATCTATGACAACATAAGCAAGAATGAATATTATGATCATCTCAATGACACTCGTGTATTGTTCAATTGTGCTTTACAGGACTGGGTTAGCAACACCGTCTCGGAAGCTGACACTCTTGGAGCTAATGTGCTCTATCCTGCTTATCGTAGCTTTCCTGAAACTTTTGCAAACGATCCTAATCGACTTTATGTTCCCTGGAGCATAGATGATGCTTATCACAAGATGCAAAACTTGCTGCGTGAACCACATCACAACATGGGCTTGATCAGCGACTGGAACAACGGCACAGTTGATCGTGTGGTTGATATCATTGAAGGCCGCGGCGAACAATGGAATCGTGCAGGCAATCGATATCGTGATCATGTGGCACAAGACAAATATCATGTGAGAAAGATCGAATCATGAGCACTGTTGTAGTAACAGGTGCTGCTGGTTACATTGGTGGCGAAATTGCCCTGTTGTTGAAAGATGCAGGGCACACTGTGGTTGGTATTGATCGCAGACCCTTGTCAAGTCATCTCAAAGACGTTATGGACTTTGTACAAGCAGACTTTGACAGCGACGACTCTTATCGCAAGTTGATTTCTGTACGGCCCGCAGCCATTGTACACTGTGCAGGCACCAGCTTGGTTGGCCCTAGCATTCTGCGTCCCAGTGATTACTACAACAACAATGTGGTCAAGACTCTCAACCTGCTGAACATTGTTATGGCTGCAATGCCGCAAACCAGATTTATCTTTAGCAGCAGTGCAGCAGTGTACGGTGACCCTGTTATGACTCCGTGTGATGAAGTTGATCCAAAGGAACCCATAAGTCCCTATGGTCAAAGCAAACTGATGGTGGAACAGATCCTGGAAAGTTATCACCGTGCATATGGTCTAGACTATGTGGCATTTCGCTATTTCAATGCGTGTGGCGCAGACAGCCAAGGCCGGCACGGTCAAGAGCCCGGGGCAACACACATCATTGCTCGAGTGCTGGAAAGCATTCGGGACCGTACAGAATTTGTGCTCAACGGCATTGATTACCCCACTCCCGACGGAACCTGTGTACGAGACTATGTGCATGTGGAAGATATTGCCCGAGCACACGTCATGGCGCTGGATTCAAAAGTCACAGCAGGCGTATACAATCTTGGATCCAACAACGGAACCAGCAACAGAGAAATCATTGATACAGCACAACAGGTCACTGGCAGTGCTGCGGTCGTTCAACTTAGTCAGGCACGACCAGGCGATCCACCCGTACTTACTGCCAGTGCTGCCAAGTTTGGAATGGCTGTGGACGGCGCATGGCAAAAACATACTTTGCATGACATGATTTCGCATGCATGGACCTGGTACAATCGATCCCATGTTTGATAAGATTCTAAAATTTGAACATGCGCTGGCAGAGTTCACCGGCGCACCTTATGTGATCATGACCGATTGCTGCACACATGCCATCGAACTTTGTCTACGCTATGACCGGATACGAAGCTGTAGTTTTACAGCATTTACCTATCTGAGTGTGGCCATGACCATGCACAAACTGGGCATCAAGTACGGCCTGGAAAACGAAGTCTGGACCGGTGAGTATCACATTCATGACACTCGAATCTGGGACAGTGCTAGACGACTGGAAAAGAACATGTATCGACCTGGTGCCATGCAGTGCTTGAGTTTTGGACACGGTAAACCCCTGCATATTGGTCGTGGTGGTGCCATCTTGTTGGATGATCCAGCAGCATACGAGATCATGATTCGTCAACGCTATGATGGACGCGACCTAAATACATCACCCTGGCAAGCACAACACACATTTCAAGTTGGATATCACTACAAGCCCACGCCCGAAGAAGCTGTTCAAGGTCTGGCCATGTTGGAAGGAATCAAGGACCAAGGCTGTGTGCCTGTGCATGTCGCTTACCCAGACCTAAGAACTATTACCATAGTAGATTGACTTTGCAGTCTAAATACTATACAATTAACAAACCGCAATCCACTGCGTCAACATCGGAGAAAAAGTATGGACACAAGTAAAAATTTAGCACAGGTGCTTCGCGAACGAATGCAAGCCGACAACAAGCGTTTCTGGGCTGGTGATAACATCAGCGAGTATGTTAAAGATGAGTTTGACAAGAACTATCTTATTGAAGAGGCAACTGTAGCGTTTGAGGGTGTACTCGATGCACTGTTAATTGATCGTGAGAATGATCCTAATAGCAAAGGTACAGCACGCCGCCTTGCTAAAATGTACTTCAATGAAATTATGGCAGGTAGATATGAACCAGCACCAGATGCAACCGCTTTCCCAAATGATTCGGCAGACCGTTACGAAGGTATGTTGGTGGTTAGAAGTGAGCTTCGTAGTATGTGTAGTCATCATCATCAGCCTGTGTCCGGTGTGGCTTATATCGGAATCATTGCTGCTCAAAAACTTATTGGTCTTAGCAAGTACACTCGCATTGCTCAGTGGTGTGCCCGTCGCGGTACATTACAGGAAGAACTCTGCAATGACATTGCACGAGAAATCTCCAAAGCAACTGAAAGCGACAATGTAGCAGTGTATCTTGAAGCGGAACATGGCTGCTGCACCAATAGAGGAATAATGGCACACAGTAGTCTGACACAGACCACAGTGCTCAAAGGTGCATTCAAGGACGACAAAGGAACAAAGAAGGAATTCTTTGACAATATCTTGCTTCAGTCAAGAAACGGTAATTAAATTAAAGGAAAATAATATGACACAAACTGTACCCAATGTAAAATTTGCATTTCGCGAAGGCGACGAAGCTCCCGAAGATGGCGGTTGCCCGATCGGCGGAGAATTTGTTTTTAAAACAAGCACGGATTTGTTTGCCAACAAACAAGTGATTGTCTTTAGTCTGCCCGGAGCATTTACTCCCACTTGCAGCACATACCAACTGCCGGGCTTTGAACAAAAGTTTGAAGAATTTCGAGCCAAAGGCATTGATGAGATTTATTGCATCAGTGTCAACGATGCCTTTGTAATGAACGAATGGGCTCGATCGCTGGGTATTAAAAATATCAAAGTCGTCCCAGACGGCGCCGGTACTTTTACCGACGGAATGGGCATGACAGTTGACATGAGTGAGATTGGATTTGGCCTGCGCAGTCGTCGTTATGCGGCAGTGATCAACAACTGCAAAGTAGAAAAAATGTTTGTGGAACCCGACTCCAGTGCCGCAGATCCAGATCCTTACGGTGTTTCTAGCCCCGAGAGTGTGATGAAGTACATCGACCAATGACCTATGTTGTAACCGAAGAATGTATTCTTTGCAAACACACTGACTGTGTTGCGGTGTGTCCGGTAGATTGTTTTGTGGAAGGTCCAAACTTTCTAGCAATCGACCCGGATGGATGTATCGACTGTGCAGTGTGTGTGCCCGAGTGTCCAGTCAATGCTATCTATGCCGAGGATGATGTTCCGGCACACTTACAAGCATTTGTGGATATCAATGCAGAATTGGCAAAAAAATGGTCGCCTATAACCAAACGAAAAGATCCACTGCCAGACCATGAAAAATGGACAAATGTTCCCAATAAATTAGAACATTTGGATCGCAGTTGACTATAAAATATTCTTTTGTTATAATGAATACTTAACCAACCATATAGGAGGTCCGCAATGACCAAAGTATTGAAATTTTTTGCAATTGCCGTGATGGCAATGACCATGGGGCTGGCAGTAGCAGCTGATGTAGTTCGCTATGCGTATATCACTGCCATGGTAAAACAACCCAATGGCACGGTGATTAACCAACAATGGAAATACACCTACATCAACAACAAGCTTCGAGCCAAGGACCTAATCAGTGCCACAACAGTTGGCGCCGTGGCATCTGTTGCGCGGCCTGTAACCCCAACTGTGACTCCAGCGGTGACTCCAGCGGTGATCCCAACTGTGCCCAGGCTAGTGTTTGATGCCAATTTCAACGCGGCCACCTACTACAACAACCCCAACATGGGCACGCCTACAGCAGTGCCCAGTTTTGACCCCAGCTGGTATTTGACCAGTGAGGCTGGCAAAACAATCTCAGCCACGGGTGCCAACTATGCCTATGCTCGTGGCTGGACTGGCAAGGGCTCGACCATTATGGTGATGGACACTGGCATTGCTGTGGCTGGCAGTGAGTTTGCTGGAAAAATCAAATACAGCGTGGACTACACACAGACCAGCATATTGGACACAGTGGGTCACGGCAGCCAGGTGGCAGCCATTGCGGCCGCTGCTCGTGACGGCAAAGGCATGCATGGTGTGGCCTACGATGCCAATCTGGCCATTGCCAAGATTGGCACGGGTAATAGCGTCAGCATGGCATCAGCTCGTCAAGCACTGGTGTGGGCACAGCAGTACACAGACATTGTGGTGGCTAACTTGAGTTCCAATGTGAACTATGCCGCTGACTACACCAGATCTGTTTACAGGTTGGCTGACGGTACTTTTTACAGCAACCATGTCAACTACGGTGGCACCAACTACTACAACTTGGAACGACCAACTGATTGGTCTGCGGTGTTGGGCAAGCAAATGGTGCTGGTTGTGGCCGCAGGCAATCAAGGCCTAGGCTATGTGCAGTCGCCTGCGGTGTTTGCGTCTGCTGTGGGCCGAGACGGCCGACTAGTGATGAATGGGCAGATGATTATTGCAGGTGGCTGGAACACCACCACCAACTCAGTGGAGGGCAACGGTGCAGGACACATTTGCAAAGTGTCAGTGAATCAGGTGTGTCAAGACAGTTATCGCACCAAAGACTTCTTCTTGATGGCGCCCAGTGTGGCCATTGAAACTGTGGGTGCAGACGGTGCATATCGAACCAGCAGCGGCACCAGTTTTGCTGCACCTGCCATATCTGGTGCAGTGGCTGTGGTTCATCAGTTGTGGCCCTACATGAAGGGTGATCAGCTGGCTCAGCTGCTGTTTAAAACTGCCAATAAAAACATAAAAAACTACAACGCAGATCAAATGGGCCATGGGCTGTTGGATCTCAACAGGGCCACACAGCCAGTGGGGTCGCTGGGCGTTTCAGTCACAGGTCGAACAGGCACAGCGCGGCCACTCAGCGGCGGTTTGGCCATTGCTGGTGTGATGGATGCATCAGTGTCCAGCATGCTGTCGGCTGTGTCGGCTGTTGACAGCTTTGAACGAGACTTCACAGTGAACCTGTCATCTGCTGCTGGCAGCACTGTGCAGCCTGTGGAACACATGCAGCAGACTGCGGGACAAAGTTGGAGCAGTAAATTTGCAGGTCCTTCAGTCACAGCCCGAGGTGTGACCATCAGTGGCACGGGTGCCAACATCAGTGTGGGAGTCAGCAGCCAAGCATTTGATCTTCATCGGCAAGCCTTGCAGTATCAAGCCACAGTCACACAAGTGGCACACAATCCTTGGGTCAACTTCTCTGGCATGTGGGGACAAAGTGCAGGCTCCACCACTGCTGAATTCAGCATGTTGTACAGCCCAGACGCTTCGGGTGCATGGGCACAGGCAGGTGTTATGAACACTGCGGGCCAATACCAGTACGCCATGGTCAATCGCGTGTCTGACATTCGCAGTGCCTATGCTGTAGCAGGGTGGAGGAACAACAGTGTGAACTTGTATGCTGGCTTCAAGCCTACTGTGACCAGTGGCTCAGTCAACTTGACAGTTCCCACCAGTGTTGATGCTGATGGAGTCATGCACTACAGCAACGCAACCAATCAGATCCGTAACCAACGCACTGGTTTTGTTGGCGCCAGTGTTGACTATGCACCTGTGCGCAATCACAGCCTAAATTTATCAACAACATATGGCCAAGATGGCACAGGCCAAATTGGTTTGAAATACAAGATTGCTTTATAATGAAACATAGAACTCACATATTTTCGGAAAATATTCCAAGTTCAATTGAGGATAGTTCTGCTCCATGGACAAGTTTGGTAAGAGAAGACTTCCATGTGGCAGTGTACGAGGACCGTTATCCGTGTACGCCAGGCCACCTGTTGTTTGTGCCCAAGCACAATACTATGTCAGTGGTACTGGATGCATTCAACGATGCAATTATACATGGACAGACCATGATTGAGAATGGTCAATGTGACGGATTCAATATTGGTATGAATTACGGCAGTGCCGCAGGACAGACAGTCGAGTGGCCACATGTTCATTTGATTCCCAGACGGCACGGAGATGTTGAGGACCCAGTGGGAGGTGTACGCAATACCATTCCTGGCAAGGGCAACTACCATAAATAAAAACATAGCGGTCTTGGTGTCACTCCCGCTTTACAAACTCTGCCACCTATGCTATAATCACATAGGAGAAAAATAATGGCAAACTCATCAGTGGACTTAATCCGTCATTTAGAAGAAAACTTACAAAACACTAGACCAGTGAACTATAGGTACACCAGCACCAAAGAGTATCACGACTCTTTTCCCTGCGCCTATCGACAATGGCGTGCTGACAGTCACTGTAATCTAATACACGGCTACAGCTTCAACATGAAGTTTTACTTTGGTACCAATGATCTGGATGCTCGCAACTGGGCTGCTGATTATGGAGGTCTCAAAGAACTCAAAGGTATATTGGAAAGTCAATTTGATCACACTTTATTGGTGGCCGAGGACGATCCTGAACTGGCGTTTTACAAAGAAATGGAACGCCGCAAGTTGGCCAAACTGACTATTCTGCCCAAACTAGGCTGCGAAGGTCTGGCTGACCAGCTGTACAAATATGTCAATGGTGTTTACATTCCAGACATGTGGGGTCAGGCAGAATCCAAACGCTTGTGGTGCTATCGTGTGGAAGTGCGTGAAACACAAGCCAACATGGCGTTCCGTGAAGGACATCGTGAGTGGAATGAAGATTTATTTGAATAAGAAACAACATGAGCGAATACCGTATATCACTGCTGTTGCCCACTAGAGGCCGCAAAGAAGCACTAAGGCGCAGTATTCTCAGCGCAGTTGATACAGCAGATGACGTTGATTCGTTTCAAGTGTTGATAGGATTTGATGATGACGACACAGCAACAGTTGACTATTTTACAACGGAACTGCAACCAGAATTGGAACAACTTGGTGTAAACTACCAAGCGCATGTGTTTGCCCCAATGGGATATATTCGTCTAAACGAATATGTAAATGGGTTGGCACGACATGCCGATGCCGATTGGTTGGTTTTCTGGAATGATGATGCTGTTATGGAAACCCAGGGCTGGGACACTGTGATAGCTGCGCATACCGGTGAGTTCAAAGTGCTGGCATTTCACACACACAATGATCATCCCTACAGTATTTTTCCCATTGTTCCACGGAAGTGGGTTGACATGTTTGGATATCTAAGTCCACATCAAATCAGTGACGCATGGATCAGCCAACAGGCCTATGTACTTGATATATGGAAGCGTATTGAAGTAAATGTAACGCACGACAGATTTGATTTGACCGGCAACAACAACGACGAAATTTTTGAAAAGCGGCCCATGTTGGAAGGTAATCCAACTGACCCTAGAGACTTTCATCACAAGTTCTGGCATGATAGACGAGTGGCAGATTTGATCAAAATGGTTGGATACATGAAATCACAAGGTCTAGACTGCACGTTTGCCGAAGCAGTGTTTGCCGGCAAACAAAATCCGTGGGAAAAATTAAAAGCCAATGATACGAACAACCAAATGGCTCAATGGAAACCGGTATGGGCGAAATAGTCATGACATCAACACTGGAACAACGCATCAAACAATACTGGAACAATCAGCCTTGCAATATTCGACACAGCGGAAATGAAATTGGCAGTTTAGATTTCTTTAAAGAAGTTTCGGCTCGTAGATCTCAAGTGGAGCCACATATTCCGGAGTTTGCCGGCTTTCATCTCTGGCAGGGCAAACAGGTTTTGGAAATTGGCCCAGGTATTGGATCTGATGCTGCGGAGTTTGCTCGTCACGGTGCTGACTATTACGGCATAGACTACAGTGAAGAAAGTGTCAAACTTGCTCGTAAACGATTCGAAGTTGAAGAACTCGACGGCAATTTCCACTGTGGTGACGCCAGCGACCGAGACATGTACATTGGCTTGCCGCAGTTTGATTTGATCTACAGTTACGGTGTTATACATCATTTTCCTGCCATTGATAAAATTATCAACAATGTGCATCAAGCTCTCAAGCCCGGTGGCGAATTCCGTTTTATGGTGTATGCCCGTGACAGTTGGAAACAGGCCATGATCAATAAAGGTCTAGATCAATACGAAGCACAGGCCGGGTGTCCCTATGCCAAAAGCTATACCAAAGATGATATTGCAGTGCTGTTGGGATCGCAATTTCACATTGAGCGGTTGCGGCAGGATCATTGTTTCATGTATAATGTACAAGCATACAAGCAAGGCCGATATGAACTGGAGCCGTGGTTTGAAGCCATGCCTGCTGCAATGAGAGAAGCTGTCAGAGAGTATCTAGGCTGGCACCTGTTGGTCAAAGCACGAAAGATTTAATAAATGAAATTGCCAAAAAACTTATCCGTAGATTCAGACTGGTCAACAATCGATCTGTCGTCGGCAGAGTACACATTAGACAGTAACATGACAACGCCCTACACAATCAATACTTCTACAATCAATACTTCTCCATGGAAAAATGTTTCTGGTACAAGCAGTACCGGTACAGTGAGCATCAGCGAAAATGGTATTGAAATGCAACCCGGTGCTGATATTGTGATTGGCGGCCAGAGTTTGACAAAAACACTGGCTGCCATAAACGAACGATTGGCCATTTTACAACCAAACACCCAACTAGAATCAGAGTGGAAAGAATTGAAAGAGCTGGGCGAACGCTACCGCGAAATGGAGCAAGACCTGCTGGAAAAAGCCCGAGTCTGGGGTATACTCAAAGCACCAAGCAAGCGATAGATGTAACACACCAATGACCGAAGAAAAAAAATCTAATATTGCCAAAGGTAGAAATAGCTTTGATGCAGATATAGATGGTGCCATTGTTCCGTTCTTCAATCGAAATGTCACGCCGTATGGCACTGAAGCAGGTGGTGCTAAATTTGAACTGGTTCCTGTTACCAAACAAAAAGACATAATGATCAATCATGCTAGGATGTATGCCCAGCAAGAACATGATAGAATTATGCAGTTGGTTGCTGTGTTGGAAAAGCAAGCGCAGGATATCAAACGCCGATTGGATGTAACAGATGCAGTGCATGCAGCAGAGTATCAATTTCAAGTGGTGATAGGCAACTGTTACTGGCTAGCCTGGGACCGCCGCAAAGAAAAAATGCTGCTGGTTCATCATGGACCCAATGACTGGAGTAGTGGGCCGCCCGATAATTATGTGTATCAGTCACAGGTAAAATACATGGGTGACCATACATGGATGGAAATAACTGAAGGAACAGGCAATGGGAACATATTACCGTAACATAACAAAATTCATTGACACAATTGACAACGGCCATTGGATCGAAATTGGAGTGGACCGTGGCGAAGGCAGTACCCGATTCTTTGCGGATCTGTGCCAAGCTCGTGGGGTGGATTTTTACGGTGTAGATATGGATGCTGAACAAATTAAACGGGCAACCAGCAATTTAATGGTTGACGGAACACTGCCAGATCATGTAAAATTAGCACAGGCCAAGGGCGAAGAATTTTTACAACAGTTGGACCCAGCAGTTAAAATATCATTGGCATACCTGGACAACTTTGATTGGGATTACTGGTTGGGTGGCGCAGAAGAAGGGTTTGTAGCCGGTGTCAAACAGAAGTATAGAGATTTAATGAACATTGAGATGACCAACCTAAATAGTCAGCAAACACACCTGTTGCAGGCAATCTTGTTGATGAACAGGATGACTGACAACAGCATTATCATATGTGATGACACTTGGTATCATCCGCAAGAAGGTGTTTTCATTGGCAAGTGCTCTGCTGCTATTCCTTTTCTAATGCTGCAAGGATATAGACATTTGCACAATGATGGATACAGGCAAAACAGCGGCGCAATTTTTGGAAGATTTAAGTAAAGGATAATATGTTCGGAACAAACGAAATCATTGGCAAGAAGTACTTTAAAGACGCACAAGAAAACACCTTGATGGTGACCAGTATGTTCTTTACCTTACAAGGTGAAGGACCCTATGCTGGCTTGCCAGCACTGTTTATTCGACTGGCCAAATGCAACTTGGATTGCAGTTTCTGTGACACATTCTTTGATGACGGTGATGTGTTCACCTATGCAGAACTGGAACAAAAGGCACATGAAACTATTCGCGACTTTTGGGTCAGCAAAGGCAAACCAGTGCCTGAGTGGGCAGTGCGGGATCGCAACGACTATCCCGGAGTTGTTCTGGTAATGACTGGCGGCGAACCCTTGCTGCAAGACAACATCTCGGGATGGATGAAACGACAGTTGTTGCACTACAAAGCAGTGCAGGTTGAAAGCAACGGCATACCTGACACAGATGTGCCTACTGGTGTCACACTGGTGTGTTCGCCCAAATGCATTGAGAAGAATGGCAAGGCTGTCAAGTATCTTGCACCCAGTAAAACTATTTTAGACCGTGCAGACTGTTTGAAGTTTGTTGTAACTGCCGATGCGGAATCACCTTACAACACAGTTCCAGACTGGGCATTTGAATGGAAACAGCGCAACCCCAACAAGGAAGTTTACTGTAGCCCAATGAACGTCTACAACAGTTTTCCACAGAAGATCAAATTGTTGCGAGCAGAGAAAGGCCAAATAACCATGGCTGAACGCAGCACTGTGGATGAAGTGATTAGTTTTTGGGAACCAGGGCTGTTGAACTTGGCTGACAACCAACGCAATCATGAATATGTGGGGCAGTTTTGTATAGAGAATGGGTTCAAGTTGAACTTGCAGCAGCATCTATACACAAGTTTGGCATAACAAAGGAAAACACAATGGGATTTTTTGATAGATTTAAAAAGAAGCCAGCGCCAGAAACTCCGAAACCCCGGACGGAGAAACCTAAAGCACCAGTCAAAACTGAAAAAGAAATTGCTACAGAAAAAGGACAACCTTGGGTTGCTATCTTGAGCATGGACATTGATCCTGACAACTTGCATCAGGGTGCATTTGAACTGGACTGGAATGACAAGTTTGTGGCCAATCTGGTGCGAGCAGGCTATCAAGGTCGGCCCGATGACAAAGATTCCGACATAGTGGATCGCTGGTTTCAAAATGTTTGCAGGCATGTGGTCATGGAAACCTGGGAACAGGAAATGGCCAACAATCCTAGTCGTGTGGTTAAACAACGAGACATCGGCGACGGCAGAACAGAAGTGTCTTGATGATCTTGTTCAACGGTGACAGCCATACAGCTGGATCTAATACAACTGTTGCAGATAGATTTAGTAATTTGGTATCTGCTGCATTTGATGCTGATACTGTTAATCTAGCAAAAATCGGAGCCAGCAACGCTCGAATTTTAAGAACCACACAGGAATACATTGCCAATAACACAGTGGATTTAATCGTGGTTGGATGGTCTACCTGGGAACGCGAAGAATGGAAATATCAAGATAGTTATTACAGTGTTAACTCGTCCGGGCATGACGCATTGCCACCAGCACTGTTAGACCGGTACAAAACATGGGTAATAGATCAAACACCAGACAGTTTAATTGCTAAATCGCAAAAGTGGCACGAAGATATTTACAAATTTCATTTGGAATTAGAACAAAAAAATATAAAGCATTTGTTTTTTAATTGCATGTATGATTTTTTTCGTCCATTGAATGTTTACAACTGGAACAATCAATATATAGGGCCATATGACAATGACAGCAGCTATTACTGGTATTTAAAAAATCAAGGTATCAACGCCGACCAATGGTATCATTATTGCGCCGACGGTCATGCCCAATGGGCAAGGTTGTTAGTTAATTATATTAAAGAATACAAATTACTATGATATTGTATGTAAACGGCGACAGCCATACCGCAGCAGCAGAAGCAGTCAATCCACATGCATTTGCCATGGACGATGGACCATTGTTTTACATGGGGCGGGCACCACATCCAGAAAATTTAGCAGTGAGCTGGGGCACACGCTTGAGCAAAGCATTAAGAGCCAGTTTCCACTGCGGTGCCGAGAGTGCCAGCAGCAACACCAGAATACTCAGAACAACCAGAGATTGGCTGACCAAAATACGAAACTTTGACGAAGTGTTGATGGTGATTCAATGGAGTACCTGGGAACGCGAAGAATGGTTGATTGACGGTGTGTACTATCAAATTGGTGCCAGCGGACAGGACGATGTGCCCGAAGAACATACACAACGCTACAAGGAATTTGTAGTTGGTGTTGATTGGAAAGAAAAAACCAAACAAGCACATAATGAAATTTGGCAACTGCATACCGATCTGGAGGGCCTGGGTGTAAATCACATCTTCTTCAATGGCAACAACGATTTTAGTGCAATTACAGACCGAAAAGACTGGGGCACCAGTTATATTGACCCATATGATCCTGCAGGCACTTACAGTGCTCGAATACAAGCACAAGGTATCCAAACAGTTACGCCCAAATCGTGGCATTTTGGCAGCGATGGCCATAGCTTTTGGAATCGTTTTATGTTACAATATATCAATGCCAACAACAAAGTTTAAAGAGTTATCATGCGTTATGTGTTAATTGATACAGCCAACATGTTCTTTCGTGCCAGGCACACAGCTTTTCGCGCCAGTGATCCTTGGGAAAAAGTCGGAGTAGCACTGCATACCACCTTGATGAGTGCCAACAAAGTGGTCAAACGCTTTGAAGCAGATCATGTGGTATTTGCACTGGAAGGTCGCAGCTGGCGCAAAGATCACTACAAACCTTACAAGGCCAATCGTGCTGTGGCTCGCGCAGCACTGACCGAGGCCGAAGCCGAAGAAGATGCCATGTTCTGGGAAGCATTTGATAACCTGACTAAATACTTGTCAGAGCGAACCAACTGTAGTGTGATTAGATGCCCCACTGCCGAAGGCGATGACATCATTGCTCGCTGGATCAATCTACATCCCCAAGACGAACACATTGTGATCAGCAGCGACACAGATTTTGTGCAGTTGGTGGCCCAAAATGTAAAACAATACAATGGTATCACAGACGAACTTATCACAGTTGACGGTATCTTTGATGCCAAAGGCCGACCTGTAGTTGACAAGAAAACAAAAGAACCCAAGAAGATTCCAGACCCTGCGTGGTTGTTGTTTGAAAAGTGCATGCGTGGCGACACCAGCGACAATGTGTTTTCGGCATATCCAGGAGTGCGCACCAAAGGTACCAAGAACAAGGTGGGCCTAGAAGAAGCATTTGCTGATCGTACAAACAAAGGCTATTCGTGGAACAATCTCATGTTGCAGCGTTGGACTGACCACAACGGCGAAGAACATCGTGTGCTGGACGACTACGAGCGCAATAGACAGTTAATCGATCTTACACATCAGCCGCAGGCCATCAAAGACACTGTGGATCTTGCCATCATTGACCAGGTGTCGCACAAAGATATTGGTCAAGTTGGTGTGAGATTCATGCAGTTCTGTGGCAAATACGATTTGGTCCGATGCAGCGAAGGTGCCGACAGTTTTGGTCGTTGGTTGAACGAGACATATAAAGGAGTACTAAATGTTAGTGGCTAAAGTAATAGCAGATAAACAATATTGGATTTTGCAAGACGACAATCAAAAGGTCGGCAACATCGAAGCATGGAACGGCGGCTATCAGGTTCGCATACATGATCAAGTAAAACAGTTTAAAACAATTAAACTTGCGGCTCGTGAATCAAACATTGTGTTTGAAAAAGGCGCGGTGCCAACCAAACCAGACACCAGCCAGGTACATGGCTTTCCTGTGTCAGGCAGATGTTATAATCCTGTATGGGATGTGGCACATCGCTTGCCGTTGTATACCAAGACTCGCAAAAGCAAAAGTTGGTTTGCTGCCGGATGGTATTCTATCAAGCGTGGGCGTAAATGGAAGTTGGTACAGGATCCCAAGTTGATTGCACTACAACGCTATCCGTATCAAGGCCCATTCCACAGCAAAGAAGAAGTAAAATGAATCCGTTTAGAGACCAAGAAAAGTTCATGCGAGCATGCGATCAGAAAACTGATGCGTATGCAATTTCTCAGTACAACATGTATCTGAATCTGATAGACGAAGAACATGCTGAACTCAAACAAGCAGTTGCCGACGACGACATGACCGAACAGTTGGATGCCTTGATTGATATTTTAGTTGTGACAATTGGTGCTATTCACAGTGCTGGCTTTGATGGTGAAGGTGCTTGGAAAGAAGTCATGAGTACAAACTTTGCTAAGATTGATCGTGAAACTGGCAAGGTGCGCAAGCGTGAAGATGGCAAGGTACTCAAGCCCACCGGTTGGACTCCGCCAGATCTCAAAACATATCTTAAAAAATGAGTATCCATATTCAAAAATTCATTGAGCGTGTACAGGGTTTTGAAGCCAGAGCCGCAAAAGACTTTACCATGTCAATGAAAGATGCCAAAGATCTACACGCCGATATCACACGACTACTGTTGACTGTGAATCAACTGCGCGAAATGACTGTTGCTGCCCAACAAAACGACAAAATTTCCATTGAAGTTGGGGGCGGCTCATTCTAATAACTCCCTATATTTGTCATAAATAAAAATGTAGGAGTTTAATGATGTCAAGACCCAAACCCAAAGTTCTTTTAGAACTCACAAACAAAGCCACTTACAAGACAGAACAGGTGTTGTCTTCGTCCGGCGTGTGGGCGGTATTCTATGATGACACTCCGATCAATCTCAAGACCAGCAACATGCTGGTGCAGACTCCTGGACCCAAATACAAGAAAGTTTCTTTCTCCAATCCCGGACATGCTCACAATCTTTCAAAGAAGTTAAACGCACAATTCAAGACTGACAAGTTCACTGTGGTGTTGTTGAAGCAGGGCGATACTGTTCAGCCCAGTGGTGCGTGACAAACTAAAATTGACTCAAGCATTGGTAGCAGAGCTGCCAGTAGAGTTCAACGAGTCTGTGGAATCTGCATCAAGATCCTGGTGGTCAAACATTCGCAAGACCGGCGGCATGAGATTGACTGACCACGGTTACTATGTGTTTAGTCGTGTGTTGGATCTGGCACATTACGGAATAGATATCAAGCCAACAGCCAGTCGCATTGTGTTGGCGTTAGATCGCAAACTACAAACTCCTTACTATATAGAAATTGAAAAACGCATACCTGTGAGAGTATACATGTTTGGCAGCCGCGAAGCAGTGACAGCACAGTTGTATGGTGATTTGGAAAAGTTCTTAAAGAATTATTAACATGATTGATACAATCACAATTGTATTTCAAGACGAATTAGAAACATTAAAAACTCAAGCGCGGAGTTTAGCAGTTTACGGTAAAGACTTGGGTACTATATTTGTAGTGATAAATCAAGACACAGATCTAGTGCCCGAAATTGATCGATCCTGGTGGGGTCGTTTTCATGATCATGTTCAAATAATTTCAAGAAATACATTTGGAGATGCATGGGTTCAAAACGGTTGGGTAAGTCAGCAGGCATTAAAATTGTTGACCAGCACTTTTAGCAGCAATGATTGGAGCATAATACTTGATGCTAAAACTTTTTTTGTTAACCCTATGCCTGAGGTGGAATCTAGGCCGGCTGTAGGCCAGCTGGAGATTTATCCGGTATTTGTGCCCAGTCAAGAGATAGTCAACCGGTTGTTTGGAATTGATCTTGTAAAACAACTAGGGCCCGGTGGTGTTCCTTTCGTAATCAACAATGGTCAAGCTCGGGAAATGATCAAGTGGATAGAGTCCCACACTCAACAGACATTTGCCAGCTGGTTCCAAAGTCAAGGCATGCTGACAGAATTTATTTTGTATTCAGGATGGATACAGTATCAGTACGGTGATTTTAATTCGTTGTACAATGTTTCAAAATCCAATCTGCAGCCGTGTAATCTTTGTCACAGCGAAGTGGCCAGTTTTGATCGTATATTTAAAACAATGGCCAGTGCTACCACAGTTAGTGTACATCGCAGAGCATGGACCGAATTGACTCCCGTGCAACAAACACAATATACCAATTTCTTAGCCAGCAGGGGCATTCTATGAAAGCAGTATGTGTGGTTGCGCATCCTGACGACTGTGTGATCTTTGCTTATAGTTTTATACACAATCA